TTTGTCAAGATCAATTCTTCGGAGTGGGACATTGCACTATTCTTACCGACAGAACGTTTTGAAAAGGCAAATAAGTCGAGAGTATTTGCAGACAGCAGGAAAATGATCACATGACTTTTAATGTCAATAATCTAGTATCGTCAATCAACAAAACTGGTGTGGCAAAATCGTCTCACTTTGAAGTGCAGATTACAGGTGTGGGTGATACTGGAGATGAAGAATTATTGATGGCACGTGCTGACACTGCTGAGATCCCCGGTAGATCATTGATGACTGCCGATCATAAATTTCTCAACTATGGACCGATCAGCAAAGTGCCATATGGTGGACAGGTATATACCGACCTCACTATATCTTTTATTGTATCTGAAGACTTACGAGAAAAAGAATACTTCGAATACTGGCAAGATCGCATAGTAAATACGGGTGCCTTCGATGAAGGTGGTGGTGGACGTTATGTCATGTCTAAATTCAATACCAAATATTTTGATGAGTACTTAGGAACAATTATAGTTCGACAATATGGATCGTCAGGTGATTTGAGATCGATATACACCCTTCAAGAGGCATATCCTTTAATTATCAATCCTATCACTTTATCATGGGGAAGTGATGAAATTACGAAACTGAGTGTTACCTTTACTTATAGGAATTATCGTGTCGCATTCAGAAAGCAGGGTCAACCATCATTGGGAACAGGGTTTTCTTTCAGTCTTGGACCAGATGGATTTTCTGGTTCACTTAGACTCCCCGGTATTGGAAATTTATCTGCAGGAAATTTAGGTGGGTTAAAAACCGTAAACGCAAGAATCGGTGATATAAACAATAAAGTTGCGCAAATTCGTCAATCATTTTAAGTGAGGTTAAATTATGGCACTTCCTAATATAGTTACACCTGAGTTTATTACTCAGATCCCTTCAACAGGTCAAGAAATTAATTATAGACCTTTCTTAGTCAAGGAAGAAAAGATTCTTCTTATGGCACTAGAGGGGCAAGATTCTAAAGAGATTCAAAATGCAGTTTTAAAGATATTGTCAAATTGCATTTCCACTGATATTGATGTTAACAAACTTTCAGTATTTGATATCGAATATCTATTTTTACAATTACGTGGGAAGTCTGTAGGAGAAGTCATTGAACTCAAAGTAGGACATGAGCAAGCAGACTGTAACTATAAAACTGATGTTAAATTAAAAATTGATGACATCAAAGTTGTTGGTGAAAAACTCGATCCGAAAATTATGCTGACCGATGACGTTGGTGTCGTGTTAAGATATCCAAATATCAATGACTTTACCAAGTCTATGATCTCAGAAGATTCGGAGTCTCTGTTTAATGTCATTAATTCCTGCATTGAATATGTGTTCGACACAGATGAGGTCTATAATGACTTTAGTCCCAAAGAAATTTCCGAATGGGTAAATTCATTGAATCAAACACAGTTTCAGAAAATTGTTGATTTTTTCCAGTCATCACCTAAGTTGGAGCATGACGTTACTTGGACATGTGAAAAGTGTGGGGAGACTGAAACAATTAAACTGGAGGGACTGCAAAGTTTTTTTACTTAAGTATGGTGCATGATTCACTTGCGAATATGTATCAGTTAAACTTTGCTTTGATGCAACATCATAAATACAGTTTGAGTGAACTAGAAAATATGATCCCGTTTGAAAGGGATATCTACGTGACTTTGTTAAAGAACTTTTTGGAAGAACAAGAAGAAAGATTAAAACAACAAAAGGGTTAAGTCACATGACAGAAGAAGTAAAAAACGGATATCATCCTGCAGATACAAACGGTGATGGTGTAGTCACAGAAGAAGAACGTGAAATGTACCTTGAGTTCAAACGCAAAGAACTCGACGACCAAGACGCACAGCGTGATGCTATTCGTAAGATGGCATGGTTTGCATTAATTGGATTATTGATTTATCCAATCGGTATTGCGATTACATCACTGTTAGGTTTAGACAAAGCAAGTGAACTTATTGCAGACATTGCGCCGACTTACTTTGCATCAATCGCAGTGCTCGTCTCTGCTTTCTTTGGCGCAGACGCAATTGCAAAGAAAAAATAACAAGAGATAACAATGGCAGATCTACCAACAGTCAATGCAATCGATGAACTGAAGTCTCAGAACGAGAAGTCTTTAAAAACACTAGATCGTTCGATCGTTAGTGGACTAGATTCTCTAAAAGACAGTTCCATGAATATGCTGAACACTTTGTCTTCGATGCTTGAACTTGATAAGAATGAAGCAAGGTTGCGTAGAATTAGTGAACTGCAAATGCTTGAGCAAATGCGTGAAGCGGCACGGAAACAGGATCTCAAGAAGAAAGACAAGTCTAAGAATGAAGAAGAGAAACTATCTCTTTTAGACCTTTTAAAGGGTACAGGATTACTTGGACTTGGTGCAATTATTACTGGAATCGCAGGTGCTATTGTTGGACTACGAGGATGGGAAGCAAAGGTACTAAAAGATATCAACAAGATGTCTGGTTTGGGTACTACTATTACGAATGGTTTGAAAACTCTCAGATTTAATGCTCTAAAAGTATTTGGACTCACTCCTTCCGGTTTACCGATCCGTGATCCTGCGACCGGCAAATTTATGAAAGCACAACCTCTTACTACTCAGATTGCTGATAAATTTAAAATCTTTAAAGGTAACTTGCTCAAAGCATTTGGTCTTGGTATTGACGGGAAAAAAACAGCAAACACTAATTTTCTAGTAAAAGGTGGAGTTGATATCCTAGAAAATATTAAAACCTTTTTTAGTGGATTCGGAGAAAAGGTAACAAAATTTTTCGGAAATGTTTTTGCTCCCGTTAGCAAGTTTTTTAGTTCTTCAGGTTCTGCAATAGGAAAAATTGCAACTGCTATTGGCAAATCATTGAAAGCAATTCCAATTGTCGGGCAGATTGTAGGTGCACTGTTCGCAATATTTGATGGTGTCTTCACTGCCATAAACACTGAAGGGACATTTTTCGATAAAGTAAAAGTATTCTTTACCGCGGCAATTTCGGATTTTATCGGTGCACCTTTAGATTTACTGAAAAGTGTGGTGTCTTGGGCAACTGGAAAATTGGGATTTGAGAATGCTGAGAAGTTTTTAGATTCATTTAGTATTGAGGATCTGTTGGAAGATCTTTTAAATTTCATAGTAGACATTCCGGAAAAAGCATTTGATTGGATAAAAACACTTTTCACTGACCCAACTGAAGCAATGGATAGGTTATTTACTGGTGTAACCGACCTTGGTAAATATATTATGGATGAAGCAGTAACTCCTGCATGGAATTGGTTCAAAGGTCTTTTTGGAATAAGTCCTGAAGAAGATTTGATTGGTCAAGACTTTAATATTGTTCAATTATTAAATGAACAAATTTCGAAACTATCAAAATGGTTTTATGATGAAGAGTCTGGAACTATGTTTGGTGGGGCATTTAATATAAAGGGAATGTTATTTGATTTAAAGGATTCTCTACCTGAGTTCAAATTACCAGAGTTTGAAATTCCTTCTTTCGATATTGACTTCCCTAACCCATTTGAAGGCATTGCAGAAAAAATTGAAGCAATGGATTTCTCTTCATTCAATTTAGGAGAGTGGTTTGGTGGAGCATTAGATTTAAATATCGGTGACAAATTAAAATCCAAACTATCCGAACTTTTTGGTGGATCTCCTCAAGGAAATATTGAAGGTTCGACTGTTACCGGTTCCGGTGGAACATCAGGTGCCGCGGTTGATGTGACTTCACGTGAAGTCGCACAAGCAACTACCTCACCTAATGTTACTATTGCCGCACCTCAGACCAGTGTGCAAACGGATGCATCGGTTAAGACAAATCAGACAACAATCGCACCTGCAAGTCCTCGACGTGGTATTCATCCTGTACATGGTTATACAGATCCAGTATTTGGTTAAAAAAGGGGACATCCTGTCCCCCTAAAAATCAATCGTTTGCTAGTTGTTCAAAGAATGATAAATCATCATCCTCATCTGCTGTCATTGCAACTGATTTTTGTACAGGTGCACTTGCTTCTTTTGGAAGTGGTGCAGGTGTTACATCCTCAACTTCTTCATAAGCAGGGGTTGGTGTTGCACCAATTCCCAGAACCTTATCAAGTTTTTGCTTGAGTTCATTGTACGACTTAAACTTGTCTGCTGATACAAGATCTTGGAGAGAGTGCAATCCCTCGTATACAGTTTCAAGTTGATCGTCATCACCATCAAATAGTTCTGATGGTGAATCAAACTCAGACTTATCATAGTTGCGGTAACCATCTACCTGTCGGATCTTAAGTTTGAAGTCAGCACCTTCCCAGAAATCAAATGGGTTAACTGGTGATTCGTCTTCGAACTCTGGTTGCATAAGGTCATTGATCTTATCCCAAATCTTCTTACCATACTGGTATAGAAACACCTTGCCCTCGTTCTGAGGATTTGATGGGTCTTTGACAACCAAAATGTTAGAGAAGTACTTTAGACGACGTTTTTGCTTCCGTGCTTGCTCCTTACCTGCTTCAGTACCGTTATTCCAAAGTTCAGAGTTGTACTCTGATACTGGATCTTTTTGGTTAAGCGTTGTAAGAGAGTTTTCGATGTACCAACCACCCGGTCCTTGGAACCCGTGATCGAATACACGTACCCACGGCAAGTCTTCCCCTTTTGGTTCCGGAAGAAAACGAATCACTGCATAACCATTACCTGCCTTGTCGACAGTTGGTTTCCAGATACGTTCATCTGGACCATTGGACTGTTGCTGTCCACTGTTGTCCAATTTGGATGTTTCTTCCAAAAGTTTGTTGAGTGAAGAGTTGCGAGATTTTTTGAGAGATGCAAAAGAGTTTGCCATAATTTCATATTCCTTGTATAGTTGTATCGATTGTATATACTGAGTATAACTGCTTATCCACATATTCATAATGTATTACCTTATATTACACCAATTTGGGGATGGTGTCAACCCTTTTATTATTTATAATCGTCTTGCATTGCTTGTAGTCTTGCTGTTGCATATGTCCAATTAACTTCAAGTTCTTTAATTCTTTTTTTGAGTTCGATATTCTCCTTCTTGAGTTCACTCAATTGATTTTGCATGTCAAATAATTCGCAGTTAAGATTTTTTCTAAGTTCTCTAAACATACGACTTCTAACGTCTCCGAGATTAGTTAATGCTTCTTTAATCATGAGTATGTCTCCATTACTATCGATTTCCACTTTTCTTTTGAAGTGGATGCGAAATGGTTCAAGAAAGGACGATACTTATGTATCATCTCAACAATATCATTCAATACATAATCATCCACACTTGACCAATGCTTGGTAAAATCGACTAGTGTATCCAGTATGACTAGAGTTTCTAGTGAGACTTTACCTCGTTGGTAAAGACGAAATACGAGTGGGTGCTTTCCATCTTTAACCACAAATATGCGATTAAAATTCTCCTCTTTATCGTGTATGTGTGCTAATTCTTCTTTGAAATTGTAAGATAAGG